CTATAAATTCAAATTATAGAATTAAATAATTTAAAAATTTGTCGTGAAAGTGCGACAGTTTCTTAAATGCACCCATTTTTGGGGTTTTACATAGAAATTTACATATTAGTAAACCTATGCTCCGGCTGCTGTGCGGTCGTTCACATATATAAATATACATACAAAAGGAGATTTTATTTTATGGCAAGAAAAGAAAAAGCAGTTTTAGAAAAAAAAGGATGGTCAAATTCATTTGTACTGGTTGGAGAGGCAAAAATTAATGCTGATTATACATACAAATTGGATGAACATTCTGAGAAATCAGATTGGGTTTACAATTCATTAAATCTTGGTGTTGATTGCGGAGATGTATGCGGAACAGTTTATGCCGAATTGATGGGCGGATATGGTGCAGAACGAGACAATGTTGTTTATGTACATGGTAAAGACGCAGATGGCAAGGATGATTTTGAAAACAGATTTACTATTGATTGGGATGACAGGTTTGATGAAAAAATCTTGGAGTCTGTCGGAGATTTATGCTTTATGACTGTCGGTCTTGAAAAGGATAAAAATGAAAAGGTGTTTTACAAAAAATTCTTAACACCATATGACATGATCGCTTATATCAACGAAAATCTTGAGGATGGAATGGTTATTAATGTAAAAGGACAGCTTAAATATTCTTCATACGAAGGCAGTGTGCAGGTAAAAAAAGAAATTTCAAGTCTTGTGCTTTCCAAAGTAGATGATAGAAGTAAGTATCATGCAAACTTTACACAGACAATGTTGCTTACAAGAGATAGTGTTGGCAAGCCAGACAAATCAACAGGAATTTTGCCAATCTATGCAAAGATTCTCGATTATGTAAAAGAGTATAAAGGAAAAGAAGTTAGATGCAATATTCCATATGATAAAGCATTTGAATATGAACTCGATTTAACTAAACCGGAGATGTCACAGAAAGTAATCGAAAAACTTTTTAAAGTGAAAAAGGGAGTTACAGAAATTACATTTGAAGGAGATTTGATTGAAGGCGGAGCAGTAGTCACAGCAACAGAAGATGATATTCCAGACGACATCAAAACTCTTATTGAGATTGGTGTATTCACTTTAGAAGAAGCTCTTCAGAAATGTACTGTTAATTCAGGAAGAGAAAGGAGAATGGTTATTAGAAGACCACAGATTAAAAATGTTGAGGGGAAAGATGGGACAAAAACTCCAGTCCTCCAGAAGTTTGAACAGAAGTACGACGAAGATGATTTGATTCTTGATTTTATGTATGAAGAAGAATCAGAAGATGAAAATAGTGATGTTTACGTCGAAGACGAATCTGAGGATGTTGCAGAAAATCCAAATGATATGTCATGGCTTGATGCACTTGGATAAAAGCATTAAAAAGTCTACGCAGCACAAGACTGCGTAGACAGCAAATAAAACACAAATACATTGAATAATTTGGAGGATAGAATATATGGCAAGAAAATTTGGAAAGAAAAAAGAAGTGAAAATTGATCCATTAGCTTACAACATTGGACTGGCAGGATTATCTGGTATCGGTAAAACTACTCTTATTAAAAATGTATGTGAGGAACTTGTTGGAGAAGACGGATATTTAATGTTGGATATCGGAAAAGAAAGTGGACATGATTGTATTGATGGAATTGTGAGTGAAGAATGTGCGGACTGGGAGAAGTTAGATGAAGTTCTTGATGACATTATTGACAATAGAACAACAGATTACAAAGATTTGAAAGTGATTGTTTTCGATACATTAGATGAATTATTTACAATTGGAGAGGAAGAAACGATTGCACAGTGGAATCGATCAAATCCGGACAAACGAACCAAAACAATTAACAGTGTAAATGGCGGATTTGGAAAAGGTCTTGATGCCTGTATTGAAATGGTATTAGACAGAATTTGGTCTTTAAAAGATGTTGGAATTTCATTCATTGTAATTGTACATACAAAAACAAAAGACGTGGAAGATCCAATTACAGGACAAACATATCAGGTTATTACAGCAAATATGCCACAAAGATATTTTAATGCAATCAAAACAAAATTAGATATTTTTGGTGTTGCATATATTGACAGAGATATTGTAACAGAAAAACTTGGTAGAAAAGATATTAAAGGAAAAGAAATTACAAGGAACGTTGTTTCAAAAGAGGCACGTAAAATTGCATTCAGATCAGATAATTATAATCTTGATAGTAAATGCAGATTTCCAGAAATTGTAAGCGAAATCGATCTTGATCCACATCAGTTTATCCAGGCAATTACAGATGCTATCAAAGCAGAACAAGCTAAATCAGGTAAATCATTTGAAGAATCTGAAAAAGAACAGGCTGCAAAGGAGGCAGAAGAAATGAAAGAACTGGCTAAAAAAGAGGCAGAAAAGAAAGAAGAGAAAAGGATCGAGTCTGTGATTGATCAGATTAAAGATTTTATCAAAGACAATAAGGGGAATATGGAAGCAATTAAACCATTGCTTGAATTTTCAAAAGAAAATGGATATGCGAACCCAACTTTAATTGACGATTTATCAATTGCGGAACAGGCATTGAAAATTATTGCTTAATAGGATGGTGATGTAATGAGAGTAAAGCCTGAATCAGTGAAGATGACAGATGTTGAAAAGCAAGAATGGGATGAACTATACAGATATGTAAAAAAAGAAATTCTATTTTATGACGACAATCAGAGTTTGTCCAGTTTTATTTGTACTAAACTGAAAGGTATTAGAACCGGTAAATTTATCGAAAATAAAAAAATCAAAAGTCAGGCTGAGTATCCATACAAAATCATTTTATATACATTTCAGATATGCAGACCAAAAATATTGGCTGCATTATCTGGAAAAACATTTGAGTCAGAAACACAGAAAATTAATTATATTTGTGCAATTGTAAGAAATAACATAAACGACGTTTATGAGATGGTTAAGAGAAAAGAACGTAACGAAGAAAAAGTTAAAACTATGGATACAAATATTCTGACACATAAAGCAGCTCATTACCAAACAAAAACTAAGGAACTAAAAAACGATAAATTAAAAAACTTATGGTGAGGAGCATATTAACTAATGGGGACAAAAGCAAATGTAAAAAAAATAACGCCATTTGAAAAAGAATTGATTGAAACTATTAAACAAGTAAATCAATACAAAGAAGCAGATGAAGCAAATATTGTTGCGATTTTATATAAAAATTCAGATTTAATTTATGAAACCAATTTGCATTTAGAAGAATTCGGAAATAACGTTTGGAGAGTTTACTGGACAATTGCGGATGACATTATAAAAGTAGAAAAGAAAAAAACATTAGATGAAATTACAGTTGGTTTGTATCTTGAGAAACATCCAAAGTTAAGAGAAAAATATGATGAGTATGGTGGATATGAAACTATCGAAGCGGCAGGAGGATATGTAAAATCAGAAAATCTTTACGGATATATTGATGAACTTCGAAAATGGAATAGCGTAATTAAATTGGCAAAAATGCGTTGTGCTGTTAATGATAGATTAAGTGATTATTGTGATATGACTGCTGAAGAAATTTACAATGAATGGGAAGCGCAGATCAACGATATTTTTTCTAATATTGATTATGATGTAAAAAGTTATGACATATGTGACGGGATATATGAACTGATTGAAAAATTGGATTGTGGATATGCGGTTGGTCTTCCATATAACAATATGGAGATCATTACAAAAGAAACCGGTGGACAATATCTTGGTAGTATTACTTTGGTTGGAGGGTTGAGTAATGTTGGTAAATCAACATTTGCTCGAAATGCAGTTATTCCAACTGCAATAAAAGAGAAAGAAAGAATCGTAATCATTGTCAACGAGGATGGTTTAGAAAAATGGCAAAGAGAGCTTCTAGTATTCGCAGCAAATAATATTATCAAAGATGATTTACAAAAGCATGTCGTAAGAGATGGTCATTTTGAGAAGGAAACAAAGGAAATCTTGTATAAAGCAGCAGATTGGCTAAAAGAACAAACGGACAATCATATCATAACAATTCTTCCGTTTCAGCAATACAAAACAGAAAATGCTATAAAAACCATAAAGAAATACTCAAGTATGGGAGTTAAGTATTTTTTATTGGATACATTTAAATTAGATGCAGGAAATGTAAGTGATAAAGCATGGCTTGAAATGCAGCAAAATATGGTAAAAATCAATGACGTTATTAAACCAGAGGCAAAAAATCTACATATTCTTATTACATTTCAGTTAGCAAAGGGAAGTGTAAAACAAAGATATTACACGCAAGATAATATTGGAATGTCTAAGAATATTATTGATGTTGCTTCAACATGTATTATGATTCGTGATTTATACGATGATGAATATACAGGAGAAAAAAGGGAGTTAAAAGTATATAAGTTAGAGGGTAAAAATGGAAAGACGAAAATTCCAGTAAAGTTAGATAAAGATAAACATTATCAGATTCTATTTATCATCAAAAACCGTGAAGGTTCTGCAAATAGGTATCAGGTGGTGATTGAACATGATATGTCAAGAAATATTATTAAAGAAGTTGGGATTACAAATGTTCCAGTAGACTTTTAAGAAAGGCGGTAAACAGTGTTGTGACGATTGGCGAACTAAAAACTTATATATATAAAGAAAATAAGATTGAATATGTACTTCAAGAAATTGGATGTCATCACATTGTTTACCATCAAAACAAAGAATATTACTCATGTGGGAATGTAGATGGCGATAATAAATCATGTGTAATTGTACGGAATAATGAATATTTAAATGTTGTGAATTATACAAGAGAAAATTTTTTTGATGACAGATCAGACATTATTACACTCGTTCAGTATAACTTGTCAGCAAAACATAAAGATTCTACTACGTGGGAAGCTGTGAAAATCCTACATAAGATTTTAGGACTAAGATTATCATTTAAAAAAGAAGAGAAGAAGAAAGAAAAAATTGATCCACTTCAAATATTCAAAAGAGTTAAAACGAGACGAAAAAAAATAAATGTTTTAGATTTTGAAGTGCATGACGAAAAAGAACTAGACGCTTTTGTTCCTTATGTACACATTGATTGGTACAAGGAAGGTGTCATGCCATGGACAGTAAAAAAATTTAAACTTGGATATAGTTATAAGTATAAAAGAAATGTTATTCCACTAAGATACTGGCTTACAGGAGAATTAATGGGATACAACATGAGAACAACGGTTGAAAACTATGATCTATTTGATATCAAAAAATATTACATTACACCAGGATATCCAAAACAGATTAATTTGTATGGTCTATATGAGAATAGAGAGTCGATTGAAAAATCAGATTATGTTGTGGTTGTAGAAAGTGAAAAATCTGTATTAAAGAGAGACAGTCTTTGTGATTCTACATGTGTTGCTGTTTCTGGACATGAAATATCAGATGAACAGGCAAGGATACTAATAGGTCTAAATAAAGAAGTTATTATCTGCTTTGATAAAGATATTGATATTAACCATGTAAGACATTGCTGTGAGAAATTTTATCATATTAGGAAAGTTAGCTATATGTATGACAAATGGGGAATCATAGGTGACAAAGACTCACCAGTAGATGCACGAAACCAGATATATGAATTCATGATGAAATATAGAGTAACGTATGACGAACGTGAACATAAAGAATATTTAAAAGCATTACGAAAGTAGGTGTTTATTATAGGACGAAAAACTAAAGAAGAATTAAATGAAATTATGTCTTATTACAAGACTGATCGATTATGGAGTTGGTCTAAATTCAATACATATCACACATCTCCATATGAATACTTTCTTAAATATATAAAACATGTACCCGAAGATAGGGACGACTGTATCTATGTAGTTACCGGAGGAATGGCACATGAGATTATGGAAGATTTGTATTTAGGACATATTAAATATGAAGAGATGGATGAAAAATTCGAAGATTCTTGGCTGACAGCAGAAGTGGCTGATTTAAAATTTGACAGAAACGACGAAAAGAAAAATGAGAGTGTTAAACAAAAATATTATGAATGTCTAAAACATTTCTTTAACCACCATAAGATGTTTGAACAGCATATGGAAATAGAAAGATTTGTAACAGCTAAAATTGGAGAAAATGTATTTCAAGGATATATTGATGCTGTTTATAAGGATAAAGATGGCAATTTTCATATATTAGATTGGAAAACAAGTTCTATTTATAAAGGTAAAAAAGCAGAAAATGAATGCGGGCAGTTGATTGTGTATGCAATTGCATTGAAGCAAATGGGAATTCCGATGGATAAAATTCGTATCTCATGGGATTTTCTAAAATATGTTTCAATTGATTGTCAGCAAGCAAATGGGAAATGGACAACGAGAGAAATTGAAAGAAATCAGATTGGCATGAAATTGCAAACAAGCGTGAAGATGTGGCTAAAAAAATGTGGATACGAGGAAAATCAGTTGGAGTATCTTGATCTTCTTATGCAGACAAATGATATTAAATGTCTTCCAAAAGATGTACAAGAAAAGTATAGAATGAATGATTGTATTGTGACAGTTTCAATCACAGAGGAACTTTTGAATAAATGGACAACAGATATTATCGAAACAATTTCTGAAATTGAAGAGAAGGAGGATAAATATAAGAAACTGAAAGATAGCAATTTATTAAAAGCAGAAAAAGAGTTTTGGGATTCAGATGACCAAGTAGAAAAGCAAAGCTATTACTTTTCTACATTGTGTGCTTACTCTCCGAATGTACATCTACCATATAAAAAATATTTGGACAAGCTAAATGCTAAGAAAGAGCAGCAGGATAATATTTTTGCAGGTGTTGGAGCGGACATTACATCTAATACACAGGGCGAAATACTGGGCGAGGACGATATGTCTTGGTTAAATGATTTATAGAACTGAGGTGAGTAAGTGGAGAAGAATTATGTAGTTTATCATTTACATAGTGATTTATCGAATGGAGTCACAAATATCGATAGTGTTACAAAATACAACGAATATATTGACTATGCAAAATCTCTTGGTATGAAAGCGATGGCGTTCTCAGAACATGGAAGTGTTCTTGAATGGGTTCACAAGAAAAACGCGATTGAAAAGGCTGGTATGAAATATATTCATGCAGAAGAATTCTATGTAACAAAAGAATTGTATCAATATCCTGATGATACCGAATTATGTGAATCATTATTGGGTACTGATCCAGAAGAAGCGCAGAATAAAATATATGAGTTTTTAGAAGAAAATAAATTCCAAGTTCGTGATAATTATCATTGTGTGCTAATTGCTAAAAATTATGAAGGTGTAAAGGAACTGAATACTTTATCTTCAAAGGCTTTTGTAAGAGATGGTCATTTTTATTATCAACCTAGAATTTCGTTTGAAGAGCTAATAAATACTTCTGAAAATATTTTAATCACAACAGCTTGCATTGGAGGGATTTTAGCAAGTGGAGCACCTGATATTCAAGAAGATTTTCTGAACTTTCTTATCAAAAATAAAGATAGATGCTATTTAGAAATTCAACATCATTGTGATGATATGCAGATAAAGTATAATCAATATCTTGTGAAAATCTCTGAACAGTATGGTATTCCGCTTATTGCAGGAACAGACACACATTCCTTAAATGATGAGCATATGCGTGGACGAGCTATTATGCAGAAAAGCAAAGATGTTAAATTTGATAGTGAATCTGCATGGGATATGACCTTTAAAAGTTACGATGAATTAGTATCTGCATATGAAAAACAATTTGCTATTGCAAAAGATGTTTATATAAAAGCAATAGAAGAAACAAATAAAATGGCTGACAGAATTGAAGAATTCAAGCTTGATTATTCATATAAATATCCAAAGTTGTATGACGATTCTTTGTTAGAAATAAAAAAGAAAATATCATCAGGGATTAAATGGAGAGGTATTGACAAAAAGAAGAATTATAAAGAATACCAAGACAGAATTGTATATGAATTGAAAACATATATCCATAACAATGCATTAGACTTTATGCTTTTAGAGGAAGATTATAAAACGGAATTAAGAAAAAATGGAGTTAAATATGGATATTCAAGAGGTTCTGTTTCTGGAAGCTTAATTGCATATTTATTAGGAATTACAGAAGTTGATCCAATAAGATTTAATCTGAACTTCGAGCGATTCATGAATGAGGAGAGAGTTAGTCTTGCCGATATCGATTCAGATTGGTTTAAAGAAGATAGATGGAAAGTAAGAGAATATCTATTCAATAGAGAAAAATTACATTGTTGTAACATCATTACATTTAATACTGTCAAGATGAAAGGTGCAATCAAAGATGTTGGACGTGCGTTAGGGATGACTCCACAAGAAACACAGGCATTGTCAAATCTTGTTCAGGAAGATGAGAATAAACATGAATTTGTAGAAGAAAAATATCGCTTGCAATACTCAGAGCTGTTTGAGTATGTGGATATCGTAGTTGGCACGATCACAAGTTTAGGTAGACATGCGGCTGGGTTAGTTGTAGCCCCTTATCCAGTAGATGATGTATTTGGGACGTTATATATTTCGTCAGACGAAAAACCTATTTCGCAAATTAATATGAAAGAAATCGACTCGTTAAATTTCGTAAAACTTGATGTATTGGGATTAGATTGTGTTGGGCTTATCTACAAGACATGTGATGCGGTAGGAATTCCGTTTTTGACACCTGATAATCTGGATTTTGAGGATAAAGGAGTATGGGAAGATATTGCAAAAGATACAACTTTAATATTTCAGTTTGAATCTGATTTTGCTGGATCGTATCTTAGAGATATTCTACGACCACAGGTTATTGAAAAAATTAAAGAGAAAAATCCTGATTTATCATACATCGATCTGATGAGTATGGCTAATGGAGCAATTCGACCGGCTGGTGAATCATACAGAACAAAATTGGCAGCAGGTATTTATCGAGACAATGGGAATGATGAGTTAAACAAATTCTTGGCACCTACACTCGGATTTTTGGTGTACCAAGAACAGATTATTGAATTCTTACATAGATTTTGTGGATTTACAATGGGAGAAGCTGATATTGTACGTCGTCACTTTAGTAAGAAAACTGGAACTGAAACAGATATTCCGATTATAAAAGACGGCGGATATATGACCAATATAGATGGTAAAAAATCTGAACACTATATTAAAGGTTTTATAAAGACAATGAAAGATGATTATGATGTAGAACAAGAAGATGCAGAACAGATTATTGAATCATTTTTACAAGTTATTATTGACGCATCTAATTATTTGTTTTCAAAGAATCATGCCGACCCATATTCATTTTTAGGATTTGCATGTGGATATTTACGACATTATTACCCGTTAGAGACTCTCACAACGGCTTTAAATATATATGCATCTGACGATGAAAAATCTCTAAAAATCAAAGAATATGTTATATCAAAAGGTTATGAAATTCTTCCAATTCAGTTCAGAAAATCAAAAGCTGAATATCAGTTTGACAAAAATAGCAATTCGATATATCAAGGAATATCTTCCATTAAATTCTGTAATGAAAAAATTGCAGATGAATTGTACGAATTAGGGAATAATGAATATAGCAATTTCTTTGAGTTGTTATTTGATATCGATGAAAAAACTTCTGTCAATTCAAAACAGCTTATGATTTTAACAGGTTTAAATTTCTTTAAGGAGTTTGGTGAAAATAAATATCTTTTGAAATTAATACAATATTTTGATAAATTTGCTCGTAAAAAACAAATTAACAAAAAGAAGCTCGAAGAACTTGGAGTAACAGAATTTTTGATGAAAAAATATTCAGGGAAAGAAACCGCTACGTTGTTTAAGGAATTAGATAATATTGGATTGCTATGTGAATTAAGTAGACAAGTAGAGAATAAAGCAATGGGGATTATAGAGTCTATGAAATTTGAAAAAGAATATCTTGGTTCAATTTTATATACTAATTCACATGTTTCTCCACTTTATTATATGGTTACAGATTTCAAAACCTACAAAGATACGACAAAACCATATATTACAGCGAGACAAATTAGAACTGGCAAAGAAATTAAAACCCGAATTAAGCAAGGAAGAATTTTCAAGGAAGACCCATTTGGTCAGTGGTCTGTTCTTAAAATAAATGACTTCGCTCAAGAGTTTAAGAAACGACCAAATGCAGAAGGTAAGTGGGAAGTGACAGACGAATTAGAAGATATCCTTACAGAGTATGAGGTGATTAGGTGATGAAAAATTATGGATAAAAAAGAAGTTAAATTTAAATGTTCTGTGGTTAGAAAGACATATGACGGTGGAGATTTTAAAATCTACGCCGTTGATGTTGACAAAAATAAATATCCGGATATAAAGCTCACAAAATATGGCAATGTTACTTTAACAGGTGAGATTCACGAACTTGGTATTGGATCAAATTATGAAGTTGCTGCAGTTGAACAGTTATCTAAATATGGATACGGTTACAAGGTAACAAATATTAAGAGAGATAGACCAACGAGCGCAGAAGAAACATATATCTTTTTAAGAGAAATTCTCACAGAAAATCAAGCCGATGTTCTATGCGAGGTTTATCCAGACATTGTAGATAGGGTAATCAATAATAGGTTAGAGGATATTGATTTAAACAAAACGCCAGGTATCAAAGAGTATACGTTTGAAGTAATCAAAAATAAGATTGTTGAGAATTTTTGTCTTGCAGAAATTGTTACGGAATTTCAAGGAATGCTAACTCTATCTATGGTAAAAAAACTGCATGAAAAATACTCGTCTGTACAAATGATAAAACAAAAAATGAGAGAAGATCCGTATAAGTGTTTATGTGGATTAGCAAGAGTTGGTTTTAAAACAGCGGATTCTATTCTGCTAGAGCTAGAAAGAGAATCTATAAACAACATTAAAAATGGTAAAACCCCGATTATAGAATTTTCTTGTGATTTAAAAACTAGCAAGCAAAGATGTTTGTCATGTGTGTTGTATTTATTGGAAGAGAATGAAAATGATGGACATACAGTAATGAATATTGTTGATTTAAGAAATCAATGTATGAAATTAACTCCAGCTTGTTCTGACTTGTTTGTTGATTGCATCAAACATGAAAGCATTATTTACGATAAAGATACAATGTGTGTATCATTGAAATCTACATACGAAACAGAGAGCGCTATTGCAGAAACGATAATTGATGGATTAAAGAACAATATTTCATGGGATTACGATATCGAGAAATATAGAATCATTGATAATGATTGTGAATTATCAGATGAACAAATAAAGATTCTTGAATACATATGTAAATATAATATTTGTATTCTAAACGGATCCGGTGGTACAGGAAAAACATTTTCTACACAAGCAATTATACATATGTTAAAAGACAATAATAAATCATATGAACTGTTTTCCCCTACTGGAAAAGCTGCGAAAGTCTTGTCAGAAAATACAAATGAACATGCAAGTACAATTCATAGAGGTCTTGGGTATATGCCGCCTAACAATTGGGGATACAACGAAGAGGCGAAAATGACTTGTGATGTTCTGATTATAGACGAGTTTTCTATGGTTGATTTAAATCTGTTTAAGCATGTTGTAGATGCGGTTGACTTTAAACATACAAAATTACTTATGATTGGAGACAACGCACAGTTACCATCTGTTTCATGTGGAAATTTGTTACATGATTTTATGCAGTCAAAATTGATTCCAACGGTCACGCTTACTAAAGTGTTTAGATATGGAGAAGGTGGTTTGATGAAAATTGCAACAGATGTAAGACAATGTAAGACATATCTTGAAGATGTAAAACAGCAGTGTACATATTTTGGAGAAAACAAAGACTATGCTTTTATTAATGTTGGCTCAAGCGTACTTGTAAAAAATGTAATAGCTTTATATAAGAAACTATTGTCTACAAATTACACAGTGGATGATATTCAAGTGTTGACTTCTTATAAAAAAGGCGATTTTGGTCAGGTAGAAATTAATAATCAGCTACAGAAAATAGCGAATAAAAATTATGGAAGCCAAGCTTATATGAAAATAGGTGATGTAGTCTACTATAAAGATGACATAATTATTCAAAATGTAAATAATTATCACGCAATGATTTATTACGAAGATGATTTTGTTTCAGAAGATGCTCCGAAAGAAACTTTTATTGCAAATGGTGAAACCGGAAAAATTAGAGAGATAACTCAAAACAAGGTTGTTATTGAATTTGACGATGTTCTGGTTGAGTACGATAGAAGTGCAATGCAAATGTGTGGATTGGGATACTGTATTACTATTCATAAATCTCAAGGAAGTAGTATAAAAGTAGTTATTTTGATTACTCCATCAGCACATACATATATGTTAAATTCAAATTTGATTTATGTAGGACTCACACGAATGAAAGAACGATGTTTTCATTTTGGAGATGCAACAACTGTGAACAGAGCCATTAAGAAAAAAGCTAATTTAGCGAGAAATACATCTATGCAGAAATTATTAAAAAGGAGAGTAAAAGGAGATTGAAGTTATGAGAACTGATATTGTATCATGCAAAGACTATGTAGAAATTAAAAAGAAGGAACTAAAAGAAGAGATCAAACATCTTGATAAAAAACCTGTGCTTGCCGTAATACAGATTGACAATGATCAGGCATCAAACTCTTACATCAAAGGGAAACAAAAAGATTGTGATGAGATTGGAATAGAAATGCGTCATGTAAATATTTATTCAAATGTAGCAGGACAGAAAGAAGTTGAATGCATTATTAAAGATATTGCAAATTCTGATGCGGATGGAATTATTATTCAACTTCCAATTCCTGATAAATATGATTTAGATCGATTACAACACTTGATTCCTCCAGAAAAGGATGTAGATGGATTTAGAAAAGGCAGTTGTTTCAAATCATGTACGCCAAAAGGAATTATCGATTGGATGGAATATAACAACTTCGAGTTTAAAGGCAAGGATTGCTGTGTATTAGGCAGAAGTAAAATTGTTGGGCTTCCATTGACCAATATGCTAATTGAAAAAGGGGCAACAGTTACATGCTGTAATAGTACGACTCCGAGTACATGGTACTACACTAGAAATGCAGATTATGCTTTTTCTGCAGTTGGAGTTCCAAACTATTTTGATTTTTCAGACTTCCAAGATTTTTGTGAACTTGTTGTAGATATTGGAATTAATCGAGATGAGAATGGAAAATTATGTGGTGATGTAAACAATGCTGGGTTTGAGAGTAGTTTAAATGATACATATGTTACGCCGGTACCCGGCGGGGTAGGATTACTCACAAGATTGGCATTAATGCAAAATACATTAAACGCATATAAAATTCAGAAAACGAAGGGGTGATTGAATGTTTAAATTTTTTAAATGTAATCACGAATATAAAGAAGTCGGCAAATATTACACAATCGTCATGGATTATGAGTGTAAACATATTATGGCTGTTTCCGTATCCGAGTGTTCAGTTTGTGGAGAACGAAAATCTGATGTTGTATATGAAGAAACTATTTCTTCAAATTCAGAATACGAAGTTGATGACGTGATTCAAACATTAGAAGATAGAGGGTTTTGTCCAAAATTAAACTTCATGTTGGATGATTATGAACGAAGAAAAAATGCAAAGGAGTGATTTGATGGATAAGATTAAAAGAATTCAAGAACTTGTAAAGCAGCTAAACGAATATAGAGACTCTTACTATAACGAGGCAAGACCAGTTGTTTCTGATGCAGCATATGACAAATTATTCGATGAGTTATCAGAACTTGAAAAAGAAACTGGAGTTGTATATGCAAATTCACCAACACAAACTGTTGGATATGTGGTGAAATCAGAACTTGAAAAAGTTAAACATTCTCATCCAATGTTATCGCTAGATAAAACAAAATCTGTTGATGATTTAGTAAAATTTGCCCGAGAAAAAGACTGTATTTTAAGTCTGAAAATGGATGGATTGACATGCCTTCTTACATATGAAAACGGAGAGTTGGTTCAGGCGGAAACTCGTGGAGATGGAGAAGTCGGGGAATTAATCACTCATAATGCAAAAGTCTTTGATAATATTCCTCTAACGATTGATTATAAAGGACATTTTGAGATCGAAGGAGAAGCCATTATTACATATGATGACTTTAATAAAATTAATGAGTTTTTGTCGGATGATAAGAAATATAAGAATCCAAGGAATTTAGCTTCTGGATCTGTACGTCAGTTAGACAGCAAAACTGCAGCAAAAAGACATATTAAATTTATTGCATGGAAGGTACCAACAGAAGTACCGGAAGGAATCTGTTCAAATTCATTTTTACATAGATTAATGTGTGCAAGAGACTTTGGATTTGAAATTATCTCGTTCCTTGCATATTCAAGTAGTGATAAAGAACATCTTCCAGAAATGATTGAATCGTTAAAAACAAAGGCACATAATTACGGTTATCCTATTGATGGTTTGGTGATGACGTATAACGATATTCAGTACGGTGAATCACTTGGAATGACAGGTCATCATCCTAAACATTCTATTGCATTTAAATTTTACGATGAAGAAGTCGAAACGGTATTGAAGAATATTGAATGGTCAATGGGCAAGATCGGTTCATTAACACCTGTAGCAATTTTCGATCCTGTAGAAATTGACGGGACTATGGTGGAAAGAGCCAGCCTTCACAATGTAAGTATTCTTACTAAATTAGATTTACAAATTGGAGATACAATTATTGTATATAAAGCAAATCAAATTATCCCACAAGTAAAAGAAAACTTATCTGCAAAAGACAGAGAATCAGCTTATATCCGGATTCCATCACAGTGTCCTGTCTGCGAATCATCAACACAGATTGTAAAAGAAAATGATTCAGAGGTTTTGATGTGCACTAATCCACATTGTAAAGGTAAATTGCTAGGAATGGTTTCTCATTTTGTTTCCAAGAAAGGTATGGATATTTCGGGATTGTCCGAAGAAACAATCAAGAAATTTATTGAACTTGGATGGATTACAGAAATTACAGACGTATATAATCTTGAGCAACATTATGACAGACTTTCTACAATGAGCGGATTTGGAAAGAAATCAGTAGATAAATTAAGAAAGTCGATTGAAAATAGCAAGACAGTAAGATTGGACAAATTTATTACTTCATTGAGTATTCCTGGAATCGGAACGTCACAGTCAAAGGAGCTGGCAGCAGCGTTTAGTACGTGGAATGAATTCAGAGATGCAAGCGTAGGTTTCTATAATTTTACACAGCTTGATGGTTTTGGAGATGTATTAAATAATAATATCCATTCATGGTTTACAGATATGTGTGATATTGCAGATAAACTTGCATCATTTATGACATTTGAAACGGGAGTAAATCAAAACACAGACGATTCGTTAAATAGCAAATCATTCGTTGTGACAGGAAAGGTTTTCAGATTCAAAAATCGTGACGAAGTAAAAGCAGAAATTGAAAAACGTGGTGGAAAAGTGACTGGATCAGTAACAAAATCTACATATGCTTTGATTAATAATGATATTGAATCAAATAGCAGTAAAAATAAAAAAGCAAAGGAACTTGGTGTAAAGATTATCACCGAAGATCAACTAATTGAAATGTTGAATATGTAAAACCGTATTTAAATAGGAAGGAATTAAATTTATGGAGTTAAAAATCAAATTAAATACAGTAAAAAATGCAATGTTGTTTGCAACAGTTTGTGATGGTTATGAGGAAGATATTGATTATCTTTGTGGCAGATATCAGATTGATGCTAAGTCAATTCTTGGACTTATGGGTATTGGTCTTGAAAAAGAATGTGTCGTTGTACTTCATTCAGACGACGAGTATGTAAAAAATAAATTCAAAGAAGACATGAAGCTGTGGGCTTTGGAGGACTAGCATGAATAAACCAGATTTATCAAAAATGAGAGTAGAAATTAAATGGGCGGAAGATATGTGGCAACAGGTCAAGGACGCAACAATGACCACAGTTGGAAAGGATAAAGGTGGTTATCCAAACCACGATTGGAAATTGAAACTACTTATGGCTGAACATTCCCCAATCAGACTTGGATTTGTAATTTTAAAAATCTATGACGCGCCACAATTTGTACATGGACATTTAGTGCGTCATTCAAATGGGGTTGTTCCGTTTGTATCATCACTCAGAAGTGACAGGAATAACTATAATGAAGTTCCTGATAGAAATACATTACAGAGTGCTACATATTACTTTAATTTTCAAGCTTTAATCAATGTTGCGAGAAAAAGACTATGTAATTGTGCTAGTTACGAAACACAGAAAGCATTTAAGATGATTAAAGATGAAATTGTTAAGTTTGAGCCGGAAGCAGCAAGCAGAATGGTAAGAGAATGCGTGTATAGAAATGGTCTGTGTCCAGAAATGTTCTCATGTGGGTATAACAAAAAAGCTGCTTTTGAAGATGAATTAAAAGAATACATTAAAGGATTTGAAGATCAAATCTGCGACAAAACGAATATCAGAAAAGGAAACAAATAATGTCAGATACTATTTATTATTGCAAACAAGAAGAAAATGATTGTCCTGTAAAAGATACATGTGAAAGATATGTAGATGCGGAACAGCATGAATGTAAAGTTACCTTATATAAAGCGATGTGTGTTGATGATAATGGACGAGTATTGTTTATTAATAAAACGCCATTAAATATAGAAGATACAGAGGTGAAATCATAATAATGGCAATTATAATTTTCGGTAAAACAGCAAGTGGAAAGAGTAGGATTGTTGATGAACTTGCAAAACAAGGATATAAGAAAATTGTAACGACAACAACAAGACCGGCAAGAAAAGGTGAAATTGATGGAGTTGATTACAATTTTATTTCCGAAGAGGAGTTTGAACAACTTATTAATACACGATATTTTGCGGAATGGAAGAAATACGACACCGTAGAAGGTGTTTGGTATTATGGTTCTCCTTTAGATGAAATATCAAGAGCGGACAATAAATCGATCGTAATTCTGACTCCAGATGGATATAGAGACATTAAAGATGAATTGGATGATCATATTGCTATTTATATATATGCAAACAATAAAACAATTAGAAGCAGACTATCTAAACGTGGAGACAAGAAAGAAGAGGCTGATCGTAGAATTAAACAGGATAACAAAGATTTTAAAGATGCTGAATTTCTAGCGGATAGAATTTTTTACAATAATGAAAACAAGGATATCAGTGATCTAGTAGATGAAATTTGTAAATACTTAAAAACAAGAGAGGAAGAATAAATAAATTGATCAGAACGAGTGGCATGTTGATGAGAGAGTTGGGAATGTATCCTGACGATTTCATCACAGTTAAATTAGGAGAAGAAGAATATGTAATTGATAGTATTGGACACACGAAAACACATGGAAACATCGATGACATTTCTCACTTATGTTTAAACGTGAGAGATGGAGGAAGTGGATTTATTAGGAGGTAAAGTAAGTATGGATTTTAATCAACTTGGAACAGTGATTTTTGCAATTGGGACAACAATGTGGATTCCAATCTGGTCATTGTTTGAAGGTGTTGCAAAATGTATTCGTGCATTCAAAGGTACAGATGTGACTATGGAAGGATTTAGAAGCAATAAAAGTCATGAATGGTCTGATTCTGATGGTGAAGAAGATTTGGGAGAAGACGAACCAAAAGAAGTGAATAATACAATGGAGCAGAAAACAAAAAGAACCAGACCTACAACGAAGACAACAAAAGATAGTTCTCAGAAGTAAGAAAGGATGATGTATTTGATGAAAGTAATTAAGAAGGACGGAACATTGGAAAAGTATAACGAGCAGAAGATTATTAATGCAATTAATAAATCTGCTCAGAGAGAAAATTTTACATTTTCACAAGATGAGTACGGAATGATTTGTAACAGAGTCATTAATGAGATTGATGAAGAAGATTTTGAAAATGATGAAGTTCCGGTAGGATTTATTCATAATATTGTAGAGAAAACACTTCGTGATTTGTTTCCCAAAATAGGGTATCAGTATCAGCAATATCGTAATTATAAACTTGATTTTGTACATATGATGGATACGGTATACGAAGAGAGTCAGAAAATTATGTACATCGGGGATAAGGAAAACAGTAACACTGATAGTGCTCTCGTATCTACAAAGCGAAGTCTTGTATTAAATGAATTGAATAAACAGCTATATAAGAAATTCTTCTTAACAGTAGAAGAAAGACAAGCTGTTAATGATGGGTATATCTATATTCATGATATGTCTGCAAGAAGAGATACAATGAACTGCTGTCTTTTTGATGTCGCAGAAGTAATGCGTGGTGGATTTGAAATGGGAAATGTATGGTATAACGAGCCTAAAACACTAGATACAGCATTTGATGTAATCGGAGATATTACCTTAAGCGCTGCGAGTCAACAGTATGGTGGATTTACACTTCCTCAGATTGATGAAGTATTAGTACCATATGCTAAAAAAAGTTATGAAAAATATAAACATGAATTTTATGATATTGCGAATGATTTGATTGATTATAGCTATTCAGACTACGAAAAAACCGCTCATAATTATGCTATAAAAAAAGTAAAACGTGATATGGAACAAGGTTATCAGGGACTTGAATATAAATTTAATACAGTCTCTTCCAGCCGAGGAGATTATCCATTTATCACCATTACATTTGGGTTGGGAACAGATCCATTCGCCAAGATGGCTTCAAAAACTTTTCTCAGAGTTCATAGAGAAGGACAAGGAAAAGATGGTAATAAAAAACCTGTGTTGTTTCCAAAACTTGTATTCCTTTATACAGAAGACTTACACGGAAAAGGAAAAGTAAACGAAGATTTATTCGAAGAAGGTATTAAAACTTCCGCGAAAACAATGTATCCTGATTGGTTAAGTTTAGATGGAGATACAACAGTGTCTAAAATGTATCATAAGTATGGAAAAGTTATTAGTCCGATGGGTTGTCGTGCATTTTTGTCTCCTTGGTATGAACGAGGAGGAATGGAGCCAGAAGATGAAAATGATGCACCAATCTTTGTATCAAGATTCAATATTGGTGCAGTATCATTGCATCTTCCTATGATTCTTGCAAAAGCAAGACAAGAAAACAAAAATTTTCATGAAGTTCTTGATTATTATCTTGAAATGATCAGAAAACTTCATCAGAGAACCTATGATTATTTGGGAGAGATGAAAGCGTCCACAAATCCGCTTGGGTATTGCGAAGGAGGTTTTCTAGGAGGACATTTAAATCCATCAGACAAGATCAAACCACTTTTAAAACCTATGACAGCATCCTTTGGAATTACAGCACTAAATGAACTGCAGCAATTATATAATGGGAAATCCCTTGTAGAAGATGGTGAATTCGCATTAGAAACACTAAAATATATCGATGCAAAGGTTAAGGAATTCAAAAAAGAAGATGGTTGGTTGTATGCAATTTATGGTACACCGGCAGAAAATCTCTGCGGGCTTCAGGTAAAACAGTTCCGTAAGAAATATGGAATTATTCCAGGAGTATCAGATAGAGAATATGTAAGCAACAGTTTTCATTGTGGTGTTTGGGAAGATATTACTCCGATTCAAAAACAGGATTTAGAACATAGATTTTGGAATTATATTGAGGGTGGACGCATTCAATATTGTAAATATCCGATTGGATATAATCACGATGCAATTAAAACACTTGTAAGACGTGCAATGTCAATGGGATTTTATGAAGGAGTAAATCTTTCGCTCGCATACTGTAATAATTGTGGTCATGAAGAATTAAATATGGATATTTGTCCGAATTGCGGAAGTAGCGATTTAACAAAGATTGAAAGAATGAATGGATATCTGTCGTATTCAAGAGTTCATGGAGATACAAGATTGAATGATGCAAAGATGGCTGAAATTGCAGACAGAAAGAGTATGTAAAATTATTGTGGGTTGTCTGAAAAGATAGCCCACAAAAGAAAGGGTGGTAATTAAATTTGAAATATCATGATATAACTCATGCTGATATGTTAAATGGAACTGGACTCAGAGTTTGCCTATGGTGTTCTGGTTGTAATCATCATTGTAAAAATTGCCAGAATCCTATTACTTGGGATCCGAATGATGGAGCTAAATTTGATACAAAAGCTAAAAATGAAATATTCGATGAACTATCAAAAGATTATATTTCTGGAATTACTTTGACTGGTGGTGATCCTTTGAATGAAAATAATCTTGAATCCGTTCTAAATTTGGTTAATGAAATTCGTCTTTCATATCCAGAAAAAACAATCTGGTTATATACAGGATACACATGGGAACAGATTATGTATCCGGTTGTTACAGACGATTTTAATCCAGAACGAGATAAACTTGTAAAAATGCGACAAGATATCGTAAGGCAATGTGATGTTCTCGTAGACGGAAGATATGAAGAAGACAAACGAGATGTTACTTATCACTGGGCTGGCAGCACAAATCAAAGAGTAATTGATATAAGAAGAACATTAGAACAAGGAAGTGTGGTTCTATGGGAGAGTTAGTGAAAGTAAAAGATATTTTGTATTACGCAAGAATTATTCCTACGGTTGGCATATTTGATGTATGCCAACTAACAATTAGAACAGTAAAAGAAGATTATTTTGTTGGATGCGACAAAGTAGACAAACATGCTTATCTATTTAGTTATTCTGATTTGGGAGAGATTGTGTTTCACGATCGTAAACAAGAGTTAGATAAAGTTCTTGTTGCAGATAATAATAAAAAGAAAATAAATAATGAAGTATTTTACGAGGAGTATTGAAATGTATGTATTTATAGGATTTATGGTTGGATTTTTTATTGGGGCATTTTCTAGCTTATTCGCAATTTCTATGTGTGTCGCATCAGATGAGAGAGAGAATTTTTATACTGATACGGATGATGACAAATAATTGTAATATTTAATGAGACAAATAGGAGTAAAGATTATGAAACAGCTTAAATTACATAGGCAATGTACACATGATAAGTTAATCAATTTTGGATTTAGGAAGTGCGGCTTAAATTATAAGTTGTTTCTTCCTCTATATGAGAACAAGTCAAAGACAGTAATTGCTGCAGAATTTCTTATCTCATCTTTAGATAACTATATTGGATATGATGTTATGGATGTATGTAATGATACATTATATACAGCATTTTACGACAGAGAATATACAAACGAAGATAAGAACGATGTCTATAAAATAGTGCATACAAGACTGTCTGACATTATGGATGAAATGGTAAAAGCAAAAATTATTAGAAAGAGAGTGATTTAATTTATGAGAAAAATAGCAGTTTTTAGAAAAGTAAGTGAAGAACAATTCGTAGGTGATTGTTTAAATACATTTGGAGATGATAATATTTTAGACATACGAAAAAAATATAAAGAAATAAATCTGCCAAAACGTAGCACAAGATTTAGCGCAGGACATGACATCTGCACTCCATTTGATGTGAAACTTCGCCCAGGTGAAAAGTTAATGGTACCAACTGGAATTAGATGTGAAATGAGCGAAGAATATGTTATGTTGATTTTTCCACGCAGTAGTCTTGGAATTAAAAAAGGAATGACCATTTCAAATACAGTTCCTGTTGTGGACGCAGATTATTTCTTTGCGGATAATGAGGGACATATTTTTATTAGTATTAAAAATAATGGAAATGATGTTTTGGAATTGAGATCAGGAGAAAAAATTGTACAGGCTGTATTTGTTCCATTCGGTGTTGCAGATGAAGAAGAAATCACAACTGAACGTACTGGCGGGATTGGCTCAACAGGAAAGTAGGTAGATATAATGATTGAATTTGTTTTAGGGAATGTCATTCTATTTCTTCTATCTATTGCGACTGTATATGCTCTGTTTAAATCAACAGGCGACACAATCGATAAATATGACATTCCGTATTTTGTGATCGGTGTAGCAATTATTTATAGTTTGTCAGCACAATTTTATAATGTGTTTGTTGGAACGATTTAGGGAACAACGGAGATATGGTAAAAAATATCCCTTGTAAAATTTTGTAGAATCATGATATACTGAATACAAAGGTATGATTCTATGTCAAAAGGCAAACACCATTTACTTCAAAAGGGCAAAACCGATTTTTGTCTCATAATTTTATAGCACAAATAGAA